CAACATGTATGAACAGATCCTTGCACACTTTGACACATTCTGTGATCAATTTGAAGGAGCAGCAGCACGTCGCTTTGCAGGATTAGACAATGACTCAAGACAACCAATTGATAATGCAACAGTTCAACGAGAAACTCCAACAGCTGCAAGAGAGGTTGACGATGGTGGAGAAGAAGGTGTCATTATTAGAACGCCCCCAGTTGATGTACAAGCCTCCCCGATGCCAGAACTACAAGACTATAGCGGAGACACTTGACGATCTACATAATGCAGTAGAGGAGTTAAGAAATGCCTCAGGGTGAGATTGCAAATCCAGCAATGTTAGATCAACCAGACACACCTGATGTTTGGAAGATTGGTAGTACATTGTTTCCCCCTACACCTATTGGTAGTAGTTTACTGATATTAGGTGGTAATCCTGCAACTAGTGGGGGAAGGGGCATTAGCACAACTAACGGTACAGGGAAGACATTGGCGGATGGGACACCCAGTCCAAGTATCGCCCCGATGATGATTATTGATGAGACCGTCCCATATGCCCCTGTACCAGGCACAAACCCAGTCTTCCCATTCATTCCCACACCTGCCACAGTTGACCGCACTGCGTCGGTTCCTACTGTGAATACTAGGGTATATTTTGGGGATGGTTTGGGAGGACATCGTAGAGTTGTTGTATCAGGCGATCAGTTAACTACAACACCTGCAACTATCCCACCTTTGAGACGGATTGATTCCAATCCATTGACAGTTGGGACACTTTATCCTACAATACTAATTGGTACACGAACCGTTTAAGAAATTATGGCAAAGATGAAATCCTCGCTAAGTGGTCAGTCGTTTGTTGAGGCAATTCCAAAGAAGAGTCGTCAAGGTACAGGAAAGCACACGAAGTACGCCGCTACTTCTCGTAATGGTGCTAAGAAGAGGTATCGCGGTCAAGGTAAGTAAAACCCGAGCGCCGAAAACTCCGAATGTACTCTTTGATCTTGTATACCTACCTCGCTCCCAGTAGAGTCTGTGAAGGGGTAGGTGTTTTTTCTTTAGTAGATATTCCAAAAGATACGTGTATTTTTACACCTAATAAAACCCAGTATGTACTGTGGAATGATATTGACTCCCGCCTACGCGGAAGACTTGAGACTTTAACTTACTGTGACGCGGAAGGTTTCTGGATTGACAGTGATCTAGATAAATTAAGTCCGCAATATTATATAAATCACTCACACGAACCAAATGTGTCCTATAATAAAGACACAGGCAAACTCTACGCCATAAAGGATATTCCTAAAGATGTAGAGTTGACGGATTACTATTTTCCAGGAGAAAGAGATTGGCATACCTAAATCATAGTCTCCCCGACTGGTCTTGTTACATGCGTAATGAGTTCTTGTTTAATCACAAGAAAGGTCATGGGGAAGTATCTAGATGTGACGTGCATAGCGTTGCTAGTATTGAAAAAAGAGTACCCTTATTTGAAGCATTTCTAGAGAATGGTGTTAACTGGACCAGAAGACCTCTACATGCCTTCTGCTGGCGTCCTGATGCTCCAATAGAACCTCTAGAAGACATAATGTACTGGGACTGTTTCTCTCCATATGTGGATGTGCAGAGACGCCATCGTCTTGCAGGACTACAAGCAGAACTAATCAGACCAGACAATAGGAAAGTCCTAGGTGAGTACATGTTCACTCTGGACTGGTCATGGGAAAACAAAGGTGTCCCAGATTTAAACTTCTCTGAGACACCTGAGCATAAGTGTGCCCACTTGTTTAAAGTGGAAACTGGTAATTATTATGCATATCCCAACAATCGTATCATTTGGTACGATAATGCTTGGGTGTTCAATAGAATTGAACAAAATCCAGGATATGAAATTGATCTGACTGTGTATAGCGTTGAAAACAAACGTAAACTAGAAACATCAGACCATTACATGTATGAAGTTAAAAACCTAGATAATAAGTAACAGGAGAAACTATGATGTCACACCCCAACCACCTTGATGGATCAGTAGATAAAGGTGATGTGTTTATTGAAAGCGGGATGACGTTGATCACTGAAGTTGATAGCGAACGTCATCTCAAAAAGTCTGCAGAGATTAAACGTCGTAACCAACAAATGGATGAATTTATTGAACGTTGGTCAGACTGACTAAATAACTAGTGTCTTCGTATACTCTAGATGGCAACGTCCAATCTCTCATTTAGAGATATCAATATCACTTTTAAAAAGCACCCCGTTACTGATGATTTGGTCGTCAGTAAAGATAATGCTGCAATTAAGCAAGCAGTTGTTAACTTGCTGCTTACAAATAAAGGTGAGCGATTTTTTAATCCCACATATGGTTCAGATATTAGGTCATACTTATTTGAACCATTGGATTTTGCTACGGCGGGTCAGGTTAGAAATAGTATCAAATCAACACTAGAAAAGTTTGAACCAAGAATTTTTATTGAGAGTTTGGGAGTTACTCCCGATTTTGATGAAAACGGTTTCAGTGTTGAGATGACATATAATATAAGAGGAGTAGATGCTCCTTCAGTCACCGTAGACTTCTTCCTCTCAAGGACGAGATAATGCCATACACCCAGTTAAACAATTTAGAATTCTTAGAAATTAAACAAGCTCTCAAAGATTACTTGAGAGCTCAGTCAGATTTTACTGACTATGACTTTGAGGCATCTGCTTTAAGTCAACTTCTGGATGTACTAGCATATAACACCTACTACACAGCATTCAATACCAATATGGTAGCGAATGAACTATTCCTTGATTCAGCAACACTGAGGGATAATGTAGTAGCACTAGCAAAGCAATTAGGATACACACCAAAGTCAGTTACTTCTCCAGTAGCAGTTTTAAACTTTGACATTAGTTTTCCTGGACCTGCTCCTGCATCGGTTATTTTTAAGGCAGGAACAGGGTTTGTTACTAATTATGACAATGTTTTATATCGTTATGTCTTAAAAGAAGATAGAAAAGTAGAAGTTGCCAATGGAGTTGCAAGTTTTGCGAATGTGGAGTTATACGAGGGGTCTTTAGTTAATGTAAGAACTCCAGTATCAACTGCATTAAAGAGTCAAAAATATATTATTGATAATTCTTCCGTAGATCTGAATACATTGATCATTCGTGTTTTTGAGTCTAACACATCATCAGTATTCACTGAATATAAAAAAGCAACTAGTATCTTAGATATCGGTTCAAACGATAAAATTTATTTCATAAATGAAACTGAAGATGAAAACTATGAAGTTTTCTTTGGAGATGGTGTTCTAGGTAAGAAACTAGAAGACGGTCAAGTAGTTGAAATGAGTTATATCACTACTAGAGGTGCTGAATCAAACGGTGCAAAATCTTTTACATTTAATGGTAGACTTCAAGATGAGAATGAAGTCCCACTAACTGTATCATTTAATCCTCAAAATATTACAACTGTAACTAAAGCAACTGGTGGTGCTGAGATTGAGAGCATTGAAAAAATCAAATTTAACGCTCCTAAGTTCTATGCATCTCAGAACAGAGCAGTTACTGCTAATGATTTCAAGGCAATTGTAAGAAACCTATATCCATCAATTAGTGATATTATTGTTTTCGGTGGAGAAGACCAAGTTCCTCCTTCATATGGAAAAGTCTTTATTGCAATCAAACCAACGGAAGCGAACACATTGTCATCATTTACTAAAGATGATTTAAAAGAGGAACTTAAAAATTATACTGTTGCATCTATTAGAACTGAATTCGTTGACCCATCTATTCTTTTCATAGAGATGAGCAGCAAGATTTACTATGATGGTACTAAGACTAATCTGTTACCAGCACAAGTTGCTTCGCAAGTAACCACTGCAATTCAAGAATATCTAAAGACTTCTCAAACAGAAAAGTTCAATGGAAAATTCAGGTATAGCAAGTTCATTGGTGTTATTGATAACAGTGATCGCGCAATTAATTCTAATGACACTGATATTACTCTAAGAAAAGATTTCTTTGCTCAAATTAATTCTTCTTCCTATTATGAGATTTGTTATCAGAATGAGTTTCTAAAAGACTGCGATAATCCTGTAGTGTCTTCTACTGGTATGACTGTATTTGAACATCCGACATACACATCATATCTTGAGGATAGGAATGGCAAAATCGTCCTATATAGACTAGATTCTTTAACTGGAGAAAAAATTCTCCTTAATGATTCTGTTGGTGATATTGATTATGTACATGGCGAAATCAAACTATATGATTTCACTATCCTAAAGGGTACTTTCTCAGATAATCGTATTGAATTGAGAGTAAAACCTGCCAATAAAGATATTGAGGTCAAGCGTGAGGTATACCTAGACGTAGATATCTCAAAGAGTTCATTTGTAGCATACAAAGAGTAGTAGTAGATGTTGAAAACTGCTAATAAAATCTCATATCTAATTGAGTCTCAGTTACCAGACTTTATTAACGAAGAGTACGAACTTTTTTCTAAGTTCGTAAAAAAGTATTACGAGCAATTAGAATTACAAGGTCAACCACTTGATATTATAACAAATATTGAGACTTATCGTGATATTGACTTTTATGAGAAAAACATTCTTAAGCAGTCTTCCAAATTAGTTGGTAGTCTTGGTGCATCAGATTCTACTATCATTGTTGATGATGCCACATCATTTCCTAAAAACGGTGGATATATCAAAATTGATGATGAGATCTGTTACTATGCAGAAAGAACAGATACAGAGTTTTTAGAAGTAAGTCGTGGTGTTAGTGGTAACACTACTCTAGGAGATTTATATAACGCAAGTACATTTGTTACTACACAAGCAGCAACACATTTAAATGGATCTACTGTACAGAATATCAGTAATCTATTTTTGTATGCTTTAGTAAAAAGTTTTGAAAATCAATACCTTGCAGATTTTCCAGAAGCATATCTTAAAGAAGGGGTTGATAAGAGAACTCTAATTAAGAATATTGCATCATTCTATCAATCAAAAGGAACTGATAAGTCTATCAAGTTTCTGTTCAAATGTTTGATTCAGGATGATCCAGAACCAAAAATTTCATATCCCAGAGATTCTACATTAAAAGGTTCTGAGTCTACTTGGATTCAAGTATATGCACTAAAAGCAAAGATCATTTCAGGAAATCCAAATGATCTTATCAGTAAGACTATCACACAAAATACTGAAGAGGGATTTGCATCAGCAATTGTAGACAATGTAAGATTTTCTGGAAAGTATGACGGTGAAGATCTTTATGAGATCATTCTAGCAGAACAAAGTGTAAATGGCAACTTCTCTATTGCTGCAAGAACTAAGTTAACTAAAGAGATTACAGCATTAACATCCAATGGTGATAGAGTTGATGTTTTCTCAACTCTTGGTTGGGATAAGACTGGTGAGTTTAAAGTTGATGATGAAATTATTACATTTGAAGAGAAAAATGTAAATCAGTTTGTAATTAAGAATAGAGCAGGCACTAGTGTACATCCAGTAGGAACTCCTGTAACGTATGGAGCAAATGTTTCTGGTAATGGTGTAGAACTACTAATTTTTGGTATACTCTATAACGTAAATAACAAAACAGAGTATCCACATGCATCTTCTGGTGATCTTGTAGAAATCTCCGAGTCTGGATTTCTTACTGATGATATTAAAATCTTTGATGCTCAAAATAATTTAAGATGGATTACTACAAGTTCTACTCCTGGTTCATCAATTAATGGATCTGTAACTAGTCAGATTTCTAGTTTAAACTCAAACGTATCTGCAATCTTTGAGGATGGTGAAGGGTATTATATTGCTTCTTCTGGATTCCCTTCACATGATATTACAAAAGCAGGTGTAACTATTCCTAACGATCTACAAGATCAAAAATTATTAAAAATTATTCGCAAAAATCCAATTGCGACAACAGAGGTATACGAAACCAAATATAGAGATGTTGGTATTGCTACCAATGGTATTCCTTTCCTCAGTTATAAAGACGAAGATATTGTTCTCAATGGACCTTTACAAAGTATTACTGTATCCAACAGAGGAACAGGATATCAAAAAGAACCATTTGTTCTCGTTAATGGTGTAGCAAATCTAGCAAGAACTAAACTTGCAGGTCAGGTTGTTGAGTCTGTAGTTGTAGATACTGCAGGAAACTACAATGCAACTCCTACTATTGAAATTGTTTCTGGTAGATATGCACAAGCAACTGCAGTTGTTACAAATGGTGAGATTACTAGTATTACAGTTGACAATGCGGGCGAATATTATTCATCACCACCAGAAGTATTAATTTCTGATAGTGCAGGTAAAGGAAGATTTGCTGACTATACTGCAAATATTGATTCTGCTGGTAATATTACAGGTTTTGTAAAAGTCAATGGTGGTAGTCTGTATACACAGGAAAATGTTTCCGTTCAGATTATTGCTGTAGGTTCTGGTGCTACTGCAACAGCAAAGATTAGAGAGTGGCGTAAAGATCGTTACTATAAGAATCTATCAAGTCTTGATTCTGAAAATGGATATTTCTTCAACAATTATGTAAACTCTCGTGGAAATGGATATGGTTATTATGCATCACCATCTACATTAAGAGCAAATGATAATGGATCTGTTCACTCTCCAATCCTTGGATTTGCTTATGATGGCAATCCCATTTATGGTCCTTTCGGTTTTTCTAACGCTGTAAATTCTCAAAGTGCTGTAGTGAGAATGACAAGTGGTTATTACAGAAATACTAGTCGTTCTTCAGGTCCAAATACTGCATCATATCCTATTGGAACATTTATTGATGATTACACATACATTGATGGATCTGGAACTCTTGATCAGAACAACGGAAGATTCTGTGTAACCCCAGAATTTCCACAAGGAACTTATGCATATTTCATTACAGTTGATACATCAGATGTTCCTGTATTTCCTTACATTTTAGGTGTCAACTACTACTCACTACCTATTGACTCAAATTATAATTCACAAATTTCTCAAGATGATATTCCAGTAAAAGCAAGACGCTTAAGAACTAGTGATATTGATAACAATGGAGATCTTTCTCTTGCTAGAATTAGTGAAGTAAAAAGAGGGAGTGTATCTTCTGCAAGTATTTCAAGAAGTATTGGAAGTTTTTCTGTTGGATCATCTATTATTGTAGATGACAGACAAACTGAAGGATCTGGATGTGCTGGTGAGGTAGATTCCGTAAAAGGACGCCAGGTATCTGCTATTGAATCCCAAGACAACAAATGTCTTTACATTGAACTTGTAAGAGATGCCTATCTATTTGACGGCGATACAGTTATTCAATCTGGCACCAATGCAAGTGGAGAGGTTGTAGGAAATGTATTTACTTCAAATAAACTTGCTTTAAGAAGTATTACTGGAACTTTCAGTTCTGGTGATGTATTTTCTTCTACGACATTAGTCTTATCTTTAATCTTAGATAAGAACTCTTCATACACAAAGGGTGCGACATTATCTCTATCTGACGGTGTTGCTGCACCAGTTGCAACTGGAGAGGTATTAGAAACTACTACAGACCAAAATACTGTTAAGGTAAAAGTTCTTACAGGAACATTTGTTGCAGATAATACATTATTCTTAACTAGTTCTGATTTAATCAATACCACTGGTTCTGTAATTGTATCTCTTACTCCATTGAGTAAGGATCTACCAATTTTTAAAATTACTGACAACGTAGCATTATTAACAACTTCTGATGCTCATGGAGTTGCTGTTAACGAAAAAATCAACGTAGATATTAATCCAAACGATTCAACTACCACAACAACTTATTATGTAAGAAGTAGAATTTACCAAGAAGTTGTCTTTAAAAATCCAGGTGTAGAAAGGGTTCTCAAGGACACTGGTGTTGGTAGAATTGCAATTTTAAATGGTGGTAATGATTACACACCAAACACTTATACTGGAATTGCATTGTCTGGTGGATCTGGAACTGGTGCAGAAGCAACGATTGTAGTGTCATCTACAGGATCTGTCAATAGTGTTACTATTACTGATAAAGGATCAGGATATTCTAAGTTTGATACTTTAACAGTTGGAGATACCGCATTATCCAAAACAAATGCATCTTCACCAAAACTTCAACTGAGTGTTGATCATGCTGGTCTTTCAATTCAAAATGCAGTATTGAGTGTTGATAATGGAATTGGTATTACTACGGGAGATTTTGTACAAATAAATGATGAAATTGTAAAAGTTGTCAATAGAACTAATAATGATTTAACCATACAGAGAGCACAGAAAGGAACTACTGCAGTTGATCATTTTGATGGAGCAGTTGTCTCTATCTACGATCCTGGTTACAATTTAAATGTGGGATACCAGATTGGATCTACCACTAAAGATCCTTATGTATTCTCATACGATCCAGCAACACAAAAAGCGGTATTTGTATTTGACTACTCCGAAACTTTATCGTCAATTACAAAACTTGGATTAGGATCAGTCTTTTTTGATCAAAGTGTAGATCAAAGATTGGTAGAAGTTGAAAGTGTTACTGAACCAGATCTTTACTTTGAGTTCTCTTCTGACAATACAACATTTGAAAGAAATAAAATTTTAGATATCAAAAAACATTACAAGTATAGTTTTGATACCTCTCACTCATCAATGAGTGCAGTCAATTTTGATTTCTCTCCTAGTATTAATCTAAATGTTCTGACTTCAGAAAAATCAACATCTACAAATATTGTAGAC